GAGTATCTACCAAAGTCAACCCCACCATCAGGTGCGTTAGTGTTACGTGAACGAGTGAAGGTAGTCTTACCATCCTGTGCAGCCATAGCAGCAGGAGTAAATGTGTGACGACTATCAGTTCTCAATCCCTGATTAGATACACCCTTTACATCCTTACCACCCTCAGCCGACATTGCTTTAATGTTGGTAGGGTCAGGATCAAACGTGTACAGTTTTAGATTGTCACCAAACTGACTGAGGAATTGTTTTGTATCAGTTCCGTCAGCACAACCAACTTCAAAAATAACGATCTGGTCACGGTTACCTACCAGTTCTTTGATTCCTTCAATCGAGATTCCCATTAATTTCCTGTGCGATTTGTGTACAGATCCATTCGTATGTTTTACGGATACCCTCTTCAAGACTTTGAGAGTAATCCCAACCAAGTTTCTCACGAATGAGATCATTATTAGAGTTACGACCACGGACACCCGTAGGTGCATCAAGTTTGTAAAGCTTCCTGACTACCTTACCTGATACCTTACCTGCAGTCTCTACCAGTTGATTGATAGATACCATCTCCTCGGAACCAATGTTGACCGGTCCCATGAAGTCTGAGTCCATCAGTCTTCGAGTTGCTTCAATGCATTCGTCAATGAACAGGAAGGAACGAGTCTGTAAGCCGTCTCCCCACACCTCGATGCCTCCACCGACCTCCGGGAGTCTAGCGACTTTACGGCAGATTGCAGCTGGTGCCTTCTCTCTTCCACCGTGCCAGGTTCCTTCGGGACCAAAGATGTTGTGATAACGAGCAATCCGAACAGGGATCCCATAGTTACGATTGTAAGCAAGGTAGAGTCGTTCAGAGAATAGTTTTTCCCATCCGTATTCGGAGTCTGGGGCTGCGGGATATGCTGATTCTTCACGACAGTCAGGGTTGTCAGGGTCTAGTTGGTTGTGTTCGGGATACATACATGCCGAACCAGAGTAGAAGATCTTTGTCTTGTTCTCCTCTTTGGTATCGTTGAACTTACGTTGTTCTTCAAGGACATTCAGGTTGATAGTGACCGAGTTACGCATGATATCTGCGTCATTCTCACCAGTGAATACGAATCCCGCACCACCCATGTCAGCAGCGAACTGGTAGATCTCATCAAACGTTTCGTGATATCTATCAGGAACACTAGCATAGAAGTTACCAGTATATCCCTTGAATCTAATGACACGACGAACGAATGTCGGATCAGTCAGGTCACCCTGAATGAACTCATTGGCTTCTGTTTCAGAGAACTCAGGTCTCTTAAGATCAACACCACGAACCCAGTATCCCTCTGATCGTAGTCGTTTTACCATGTGACTACCAATGAATCCACCTGCACCAAGAACTAGTGCAGTCTTACTATACTCAGTCATAACATCCATGAATTACTTACTATGTATCCGGTTAAAATCAATATACTTTACACATCATATCAAGTCCTGTGTCAATGTCAAGTTGAGGAACAAAGGCATGACTCTCTAGTTTATCAACATTAATCGTCATATTTTTAATCTGTAGATATTGTTGTTCATCAGGAAATGGGACATCAATAATGTCACTTGTACTACCTACCTTGTCCTTACAGTATTCAATAATCTCTCTGAAGGTCCGACTCACACCCGAACCAACATTGTAAATTTGATTTGGAGAACCAAATACCATCAATGTATCAATTGCTCTACAAACATCCTCAACATACATGTAGTCCTTGAGATAATCACCACCACCATACAACTTGATAGGTTCATTCCTCTTCAGACAACGAATCATATAACCAAGAACATTCTTACCACGGGTCACGGTAGGATCAATACCAAAGACATTCGCAACCCTAAAGATACGATAATCAATACCAAAGGTTTTACAATACGAGATGACCAGAGACTCAGCACATCTCTTAGTGATAGAGTAGAAACCAGTGGGATTACAGGGGTCATCCTCCTTTGCATCTAGAACATCATTACCATAAACAAATGACGAACTGACAAAGTTAAACACAGTATCTGTTCTCTTACAATGAGACAATACCTCAGTCAGAATCTTTAGATTGGTGTCAATATCAATCTGTAGATCTTGGAATACATTTTGATTGGTCGTTGTGCTGATAAAATAAAGAATGTCAGATGACTCAGGATGTCTTTGTCCTCTAGGAATTGCAATATTGTCAGGGAACATCCTGCAGTAGTTACTACCGATATAACCACTGGCACCAAATACGGATAGATCAATCATATTTTTCACACTCTCTAAATGTCTTAGCGTACTTATCCTTGGCTGATAGGAATGGACTTTCTATACCCCAGTCGATACCAAGGTCAGGGTCATTCCACAGTAGTGATCTATCATACTCCTTATAGTAATAATCGGTTGTTTTGTACGATACATGTGCATGTAAACTATACACATAGAATCCATGTGCAAACCCCTCTGGTACCCACAGCATCACTTCAGGACGATAGAGATGAACAGAATAGTGTTGTCCAAAGGTAGGTGATGATTGTCTCAGGTCCACAATTACATCTAGGATAGAACCTTTCACACACCTGACCAGTTTGCCTTGTGGTTTCTCTACTTGATAATGAAGTCCTCTAAGCACGTGTGGTGATGACATAGAGTGATTGTCCTGAACAAACTCCATATCCAACCCAACACTAGAAAAATCTCTCTTGTTATAGGTTTCAATGAAGTGACCTCTATCATCTTCATGTCTAGCTTGTTCAATCAGAACTGCATCTACGAGGGGTGTCTTAATGATCTTCATAGTAGAGAATAGTTTTGAGAAGTCCTGTTGTAATATCAGTGGACACAGACCACTTTGTTTCTGAAGTAATTTTATCGTTGGAGGTAGAGTATCTTAGATCATGTCCAGGTCTATCAGTGACATGTTCAATAGGATGATCCTCCTTACTCATCAATTTACAAATCATCTTGACAAGATCAATATTCTTGAGTTCACATTCTCCACCAATATTGTATCTCTCTCCTACCTTACCGTTGACCCATAGTTCAATCAATGCGTCACAATGATCTTCAACATAGATCCAATCTCTCACCTGTTGTCCGTCACCATAGACAGGAATAGGAGTGCCATTCTTGATGTTCCTAATGATTGTAGGGATCATCTTCTCATCATCCTGTCGTGGTCCGTAGTTGTTTGAACAATTTGTGATGGTAGTAGGAAGACCGTAGGTGATATTATATGCGTTTACAAAATGATCACTGGCTGCCTTAGATGCAGAGTAAGGATTTCTAGGTTGATATCTTGATAATTCATTGAATGATCCATCTTTGAAGTCGATAGATCCAAACACCTCATCGGTAGAGATGTGCATAAAACGATCTACCTCATGTTCCAATGATGCTTGAAGAAGATTCACCGTACCAATGATATTAGTATCAATAAATGGTTTGGGATTTTTAATTGAGTTGTCCACATGACTCTCTGCTGCCAGGTGAAAGACAGTATCAAATGTCTCTTGTTCAAACAAATATCTGACAGCATCATCACTGGCAATATCTACCTTATAGAATTCAATATTATCAGGTAGATTTGATTTCTTACCAGCATAAGAGATCTTGTCAGCGACTACCAATCTCTCACCAAACTTACTCAGAGATCTAAGTAGTTGACTTCCAATAAACCCAGCTCCCCCTGTGACTAGAATGCTCATTTGTCCTCGTAATTTTGTAGAAGTTCAGGTGAGTATTGATCAGCTGGTGACTGTATCAATGTCTCAGTTCTCTTCAATTCTTCAAGGTGATGAACCCTGTTCCTCAACTCTGTAGAGGAATACTTGTGTTGTCTCTTGTGGTAGTGGATCTCAATTCCATTATCGATACAATATTGCTTTCCTGTGAAGTCTCGATTCTCATACTCCTCACTCAGAAAACGGATGTCCATCCTCTGTGTCTTGATCATGTTCAACAGATCTTCCTCTGTCTCGTATACCAATATCTCATCCACATACCTACAACCCTGCACCTGAACATACCTCTCATACACACTCTGTATGGGTTTATTCTTGATACCCGGTCTGTCAATCGTAGGGTCCACTTGTAAGGCAACTATCAAGTGATCACATAAATCTTTTTCCATCTTCAACATTGTCACATGTCCAGCATGAAACAAATCAAAAGAACTACAATTAAATCCAATCTTCATTATAAAAGATCTACCACATAGTATGTATTGTATTAAAAAGGGAGGCCTTTGTCAAGACCTCCCGAGCTCCATGCACGCCACTTGCTCTTTAGAGAAGCAAGAAACTCAAGGGGTTATCCCGACCAGTGCTGTTACAGTCCATCCGTGACTTTTAGAGAGCACCCTTAGAAAGTTTCTCGATATTAAGTTCAGGGTTCATCTTAAGAACTCTAATTAATTCATCGACTCTAGCATCTCCACCACCAGCTGAATGCTTTGCTTCACATGCAGCCTTGAGTGCTTTGACCTCAGCTTCAAGAGCCTTAAGTCTTACCTCAACCTCATTGTCATACTGGGACATGTAAGCACCAGATGCAGATGTCTTTCTCGTTGCCATAGTTCTAAAGTAAATCTACTTTATTTAGAACTCACACTTTATATTGAAGGAGACAGTACATC